TTCTTTTTGTTCTTGTAGTAGATAACCTGGTACTTCATAATGATCGTTCCAATGCCTTATGACGCCTGCGATAATGAATAGATTAGTAAGAAGATAAGTGCCGAATATAAAAGTGCGTATATGAGCAATGTGGTCTGCTTCTCTGTCATTTTTCGTCGCTTTCTCCCCAAGTGCTTTCGCCCAATATCTCCACATATTCTTTCTCTTCTTCATACACTGATTCTCTTGATTTAACGTAAGTAAGTTCTTTCCACTGATTATGATAACATAAGATCAATAGACGATTGTTCCGATGAATACTACAAGCATGATAGTTCTCTTCTGTCTTTGGTTGAACAAATGCTTCAATCGTGATATATTCTTTATCCTTAAAATACACCCACCCTTCAATGTCCTTTTTCCAAATCACATAATCATTCACCTTTGGTTCATACATATGCTGCTTCCAATGGAGTTTGCTTTGGGATCATTGCAGAATAGGGAGTTGTTTGACTTAGACTAACAATGTCCCCGACCTTGGTGGAGTTGATTGGGGCATGATAGTTTCGGGTTTTGGTATTGTAGAACCCCCAAATACAACGAACCTCATCACCAAGGTTATAATCAAACTGACGATCATAATGAACCCAGATTGCAATAAGATTGCGCTTAAAGTCTGTTTGTTCATAATGCATTCCTTCTGGTGCTTTGTGTGGAAATTCAAGTATCATGAACGGCACGAAGGCGATTGGGGGGATAACCTAAGGACAAATAATTATTCAACATCAGATCACATTGTTCTTTTGTAAGACCTTTTGCTTCTTCTTCAATTAAAGTCCAACCCGTTGTTGTCAGTTCTTGAATTTGATACAGTTGTGTCATGTGGTAAATGCCTCCAGAAGTCCAGACTCATATTCATCTGCCAATGCAAACTTCTGAGCATTGACAACTCTTTCCATAATACGGTCAGTATAACGATCATCAAAGGATTCTTCCTGAGATAGAATCGTAAATGCTTCGGTGTCGTTGGCAGCAATCAGATTAATTAAACCACCATACTCAGAAGATGGAAATGGCACCCAGTAGTCAACAATGTACAGATACTTCATTGTGTTTGCGAAATTACTTCTTCATTGTAGATGAATGTGTTAGATTTGTCAACTGACGTTGGAGTTCAACTTGAACTGAAATGAGATGTCCATACAAATGCTGTTCATACTCATTATCTTTGATGAGAGAGGTGAGATTCTCAATTTGCATCAATGCAAAGATGAGTTTGGTTTGCTCATTCATACAAACTCAGAAATATAATAATCAACGGTCACATTGAGATCTGCTGCTTGTTTCTCAAAATAACTCTTCGTATACTGTCGTGCTGCTTCACGTCGCACATAGTTCTGCACTTCAACATCAGCATGTTTCATAAAGTCCTCAAAAGCAGCAATAAACTGCTTCACATCTTCATCGTTCATTGGCACATCCAATCGTTGAACAGTAATAAGAATCATACATTCGCTGATCTCTTTGAATCAGAAAGACATTATAACCGATTAAAGCAATTGCTGTCAGTACAGCATAAGCAATGTACTTTGGTTTCATCAGCAAGCACCGTAGAAAGGATTACCCTGTTGGGGCAGGTCTTGATTGTCACCCGTGATGATGTAATCATATGCCAGACGCTCACGAATGGCAACTGCCTTCTCCACACGGTTCAGATACTTCTTGGAGATCTGATCAATACCTTTCCAAGAAAGAATTTGCATACACCATTCTTCTGAGATGTCACCGAACGGAGTGGCAACAGGATAGAATCCAACCAGCATCGTACCGTCCTTGGATTGCAGTGTAGGAAAGTCAGGCATGAGGTGTCTCCCGATTACCTCTGTATTATAGGTCAGAAGGATGGCACCACGTCGTTGCGTAGGACAGTTCCCGATCTGTCCATCTGCTCAAAGACCGTGTAAAGTTTGTTATACAGTGCTGGCACACTTCCGTATTCCCGTGCAATCTGATTTTCATCACGGAGATTCAGTAACTGCAATGCAGATAGAATTACACCAATTTCGTGAACATTCAGATTCACATTTGTTTCAGTCATTGTTTCAGTCCCAAGATACATTTTGCAGTAGAAAACCTGGCATGACTAATGACCAAGCACCTTGCTGATCCACACCAGAAACTTTATACTCCCACTTATAAGCAAACTTATTATGACTGTCCCAAGTCATAAAACCTTTCTCCTTATCAAACCATGATTTGATGGTCAGACTAAACTTATTAGAGAAGATGTTGCGAGTGCGAAGTGCTCCACCTTTTTCACGGGTTTCAACAACCTTACAAGTGTCAAATTGTGTGATCACACCATTATCCAATGCACAAGGAGTTTCATACACAAATGGGCGATAAACCTTCGGTTTTGCTGGTGCTGGTGCAGTTTGTGCAAATGCAGTACCAGTCAGCAATACAGCAGCAAGAATTAGAGACTTCATTCAAACTCTCCTGTTTTGTTTGTGATTTTATCAGCATTTTTGAGAGTCCATACATCCTGACTCAATGATTGCATCGCAGTATAAAGATTGCTGTCCAGTTGATTCACCTTGTATTCAAGATTGCCAACCTGACGGTACAGATTCAGACACAGCAGTAGATTACCTGCAAGTCCAACAATGATTGCCCAACCAATCACTTTATCCAATCGCTCCTCAGTCATTGTCCGATTCGTTAAATGCAAGTTCCAGATAATTATAACCAATTGCTTGGCGACCTGAATGTGTCTCAGTGTCAATCGTTACACCTTCACGTTCAAGTTTCTCCAAACGACGGTTAGTAGCAGTATTCAGTTTTGTGGTCCAATAATAACTCATGAAAGTCCTCCTTTCTTGTTATATTCTATCATAGATCGCCGTGCAGCGTAAGCCTCAAACTCAGATGCAAATGATGCAATCGTGCGTCCATTATCTGCCCAATACAAATACCAACGCTTTGCAAACTGTTTAATGAGAATTGGTTTATCCATTTGCAATTTGATTGAGAATGTTGCGGGCAAACTTCATAAAACCATAGGCAGTCACACCGCTGTGATCGTAACCATCCAACATTTCGGATTGATTGTAAGTATTCACAATCAACAGGCAGGCATCATAGAGTGCTGCCTGATGCTCTTCCTTAGAGCGAAAGGAGACTGCGCTGTAAGATGGCAAAGTCACTGGGGTTCCCTTGATTACCTCTGTATTATACGGCAGAACACAAGCGATTGGGGAAAGACTGGACCACCTCTTGAACTGGCACAACCTCTTCCACAGCATCTTCAAAATGCTCTACAAGTGTAGGACCATTGCAAATGAAACGGTCGGGATACAATGCAAACAGGATATTCTTCAGTTGGCGAGTTACACAACTCATCCCATCAGCATTATACCACTTATCCACATTCTTCATTTGATTAACCAACAGTTCAAGCGAAGCATCGGTATGAGTATCATATTGCTGACGGAACTCACCAATAATGACCCAACGATTGTCTGAGTTGTTTGAAGGATCAGTATGCTTCACATACAGATTCACCATCAATTCAAGTTCTTTCTGCGTATAACGCTCTTTCGGTCCTTGTGGTTTCTTCATAAAACAAGTTGGCGAAAACAATTTAACAAGTTTGCTGTTTGAATTATACTCCATCCCCTTCTTAATCTCAAAGGTTTTGTTCTTGATGATGCGACGACGTGTTTGGATTGCAATGAGTTTCATGATGAATAGTGTTGTTGTTGGTTATTATAGCGCAGAACAGAGGCGATTGCCAAAGAACTGTTCCACTTCTTGAACTGGATCACTTAGTTCATCATACAAATAATCATAATATAGTCTTTCCTCTTGTTCCCGTGCCTCTATTTCGTGTGGTTGATGCCAATAGTCCACATTTTCCATACATTCTTTACCATAATACATTTTTCCGCTTCGTAACCGCAGTGAACCGACTACCCACTGCCGCAGGTGCGTCAGTTCATGTAAAAGGGTTTTTATATACAACTCCTCATCCATATGGGTATTCAGTTCAATCAGAAAGTGACGAGGGCGATAGGTTTCACCCACAACGTCACAGTAACCATAAACACACTCACGATTCAGACCACGATGTACAATATCCACCGTGATCTTGTGGCGTGGGAAGAACCTATTCAGAAACCAAGAGGTAACATCCTCACAGACCCGTTTGCGATACCCGTAACCGCTGTGGAAAATGGTGCTCATGATGTTTTGAACTCACAGTCATATTATAACTCCATTACTTGATTTTTAGAGTTACAAGTGTGCCACTTCTCAAACTGTCTTTGATTTCATCTCTTTTCTTTTTATCCACGCTTGACGCATTTTTTCTCTTGCTTCTGGAGAATGCTTGACACCCATCATAGGATTGTTAGTGCCACACACATCAGCGTGGTTTTTACTCATTTTATCTCTGGTTTCTTTGGTATGTTTTTTACCATAGAAACTATTACTTTTACCAGTTTGTGCTCTACTAATGAGTTGTCTTGCTTCTTTTGATTGTGACTGACCTTTTCTATTTGGAGGATTAATCGCAATAAACTCACTGGGATCGGGCACACCAGCATCAAAAGTCTTAAGACCTTCTAAAAACTCTTCCATTCTACTCTGTTTTGACCGCATATGTATTTATATTAAAAAGGAGGGGTTTTCACCCTCCTCCTGACAGATTGCGGTCAAATCAGGTAATGTTATTTAGAATGATTTGGGTCAATCGTGTTCCCCAGTTCATAAAAATAAAAAACGATGAAATAAAGATGAGTTTGTCAGTCTTGGTCATTGTTAGCGTGAAGAGCATAGTTGAAGAACAGAGCAAGCACGCTCAACCCTAACCACCAAAGAAGGAAAGTAGTCATCGTGCAGTAATGTTCAGAGTCTCCATCAACATCATAGCAAGTTCAATCTGATTATCCTCATCAACCAGAGGAATGCTAGCATCAACAAACTCACTTGAAAGTTCTTGCAGAAGATCAGTCATTCGCTGATCAGCATACACAAAGTCAGCAAATTCATCCTTGAAACCATCGCGCAGCAGTTTGAGAGACTTGGTAACAGTCAGTTGTTTGGTGGTGTCCATGGCAGGTGTGTTGAACATGATGTTATTATAGGGCATTTAGGGGCAGGTGAGTGCCCCCTTGTGCCAGTTGTTGAAGTGGTTCAGCGAGCGTAGAGGTAAGAACCCGCCCAGTCAGCATTCTCAAGCAACCATTCACGATCACTGATCAGACGCAGATCGTAGCGAACACCTTTGGCAGGAGACTTCCAAGATGCAGACTTATAGACTTGACCAGTCTTTTTATCCACAAAAGCATGGACAGAGCGAGAACCATTAGCGACCATAATGATTTTGTGATACTTACGACCCGTTTCAGGGTAGAACTCATAACCACAGTTACCGTTCTTCAGGTCAGCAATACATGCCTTATGATAAGCAATACCAGTCTCAGTATTGCCTTCCAGCCGCTCCAGAGAACGCTGGTGCATCTTGATGCTGTGCTGAATAAAGTTCTGGCGCAATGCCTCACAAAGGGCATAGGTGTGACCCAGAACTGCCTCTGCGATGTTCTTCCGTGCCTCAGCAGTAGCGGCGTAGTCAGCGAAGGTGGTAGTCATTGCTTGGTTGCGTATGTGCTTATTATAGCGGCACCTAGGCACCGCTCAGAGCGTCAGTATGCCAGTTCAGAATCTGGCACCCAGTAGTCGTCATTCTCCAAATATCCCATCCAATCTTGAGGGTCAGTCTCATACATTGCTATTTCCCGCAGTTCATCAATCAGTTCAGACAGGTCCATGAGAAATCCTCAATTACTTTGGTATTATAGCAGATCAGACTGCCAATGCGCCAGTGGGGATCTTTACACCCTCCATGTAAGAATCGTGCCAATCACAGGTGTCATAGCACAACCAACCTTCAGATTGAGTATAGACATAGGCAAACTCTTCACCATTTTGAAGATACTCTGCCAGGTCTTTATCATGACGGGGAGGACAATCTTCACCACGCTGGGAATAGTATTGGGGACCATAAACTCCCGACACTTTGCTACCATCAAAGCGATCATCAGTCCAGCAGCAGGACATATCACCACCATCAATCAATTCTTCTGCAAGAGATTTAGTGTTGTAGTGAGTCTTCAGCATACGACCCAACCATTCAGGATAACCGTCCCAATGGTGATACACAGAGAGCACAGAACCATCTTTGAGTTCAAGACCGATGCGAGCGCGAGTTGCCATGGGGGGCGTCTGTTGATTACCTTGTTAGTATAATGCCTCTAGCAGCGGATTCTGGGGGTCTTGTGCCACCTCTTCAACTGGCACAGAGTCTTCTATACGCTGCTTGGCAATCTCATAATACTTCTGGTCCATTTCAATCCCAATAAAATCTCTACCAGATCTAACTGCTGCAACACCAGTAGTGCCACTACCCATAGTGTTATCAAGAACAATATCACCAGAATTAGTGTATGTTTTAATCAAATACTCCATTAACCCAATTGGTTTTTGAGTTGGGTGTAAACCCTTTTCTTGTTTGAATTTTAGTATGGTCTTTGGGTATCTTGACCCATCTGGGTTATCACGATGTTTTGATTGTGCATTACCATAAACTTCACCAATTTTACTTACATCTGAAGTAAATCCACTATAAGGCGTTGAATACCACATTTGAGGGTTATAAACTGGTTTCTTACGATAAAACACAAGAATGTTTTCGTGTGACTTGAGAGGCATCACCTTAGCATTCATCGGGTTTGTACCCTGAGGTTTCTCCCAAATCCATTCATATCTAAAATTCTCAAGATTTGATGCTGCCAATATAGTTGTAAATGGTTGAGCAGCAGTAAAAACCATCGCACCATCTTTCTTGCAAATGCGATTATATTGCTCCCACAACTGATCTAGTGGAATAATACTGTCCCATTTGCAGGCAGTTGTCCCATAAGGAAGGTCTACCAATACCATATCTACAGAATTATCTGCAAGTGTTGGTAGAATATCTAAACAATCTCCAAGATGAAGATTTACCATTCGCTGATGGACCTCACAAAAGAACATTCTACCAGTCTATTGACTTTTGTGCAAATATAATCATCATTTCCAATAGATTTGCCACCTTGTTGTGAAGCAAACAGACATTCATTAGACTCAAGATGATTCAAGAAATCTTCTTTAGTGAACCAAAACAGGCGAGAACCTTCTTCAGTATTGTTGATACCAAAGAACACAAGGCGCTCCCAATCTTTATCCTTAGAAACGTGATTGATGATAAATTGGTCCTCTTTTACACCACCATTTTTATCACGAGTAGCGAGAGAGAACTTAATCTCAGTAAGAATACTATCAATCACACGATCATGACCAGCGGTAGAAGTCTTTGCACGTTTGACTTCATGACCACAAGATTCAAAATACTTTGAGACAAAACGTTCACCAAACTCACCCTTTTGTTTGGGAGACATAAAAACATAACCCTCAAAAGGTGTGCCAATCCAAGGATCTTGTGCATTTTGATTAATATAATTTTGAAGAGATCCATCTTCAAAAATTGAATCAAACATCTACTTGGTCTTGAAAGTTATCTTATTATTATAAGGCAGACTGGGACAAAAAAGAGGCAGAGTGGACAGTTGTCACACTGTCACACCAAATGCCAAAACTCCAATGGGTTTGCCGAAACTGTAATCGTATGTGAGAGCATCATGGCAAACATAATGTGGGTGATTCGTTGAAACACCTAACCTCTCACACATTTCAACGTGATTGTCTTCCATCAGTTCAATAGCATAAAGCATATGATCCAGAATATGCTGCAAATCATGATACTCAAGAAGTTTATCACGCAAAGCGACCAAAAAATTACCAGAACCTGCTGAGTTATCAAGAAACTTAGCATTTGGATCTTTTAACCTTTCTTCTGGCAAACTATTCACCATCTGACGACAAACTTCAAGTGGTGTGAATACTTCTTGAGTAACTTTAATTCGCTCATCAGATCTCTCAACTAAAGACCCAACCTCCTGATTGTGTTTGTTCTTTTTGTTTTTCGTAGAGTTCACAGATTTCACCTTTTGAGACATGATTGCGTCCATTTGTATTTGCACTAATTTTAATAAGTTCTTTTTCAAGAGATAACAGAGTTTCAATAACCTTCTGGTCTCTCGCATTCACAAAGTAATGATCTAATTGCTTTGTAACTTTATTGATTGACATCTTTTCTTTCTTCGGCAGATACTTCTCAAAGTTATCTGTAAACATTTTACCAGCATTACCAGTGCGAATGATGACTAGATTAGCACGGTGCCTATTCTCGTAATTCAAAAACTCAAAATCTGGATGACTTGTTTTCTCTCTAATAATTTCTCTTGGTCTATCACCCAGTTGCCATGTTTGAATTGATGCGTGAATGCCTTGTGGAAATGTTTTCTCATCACAATCAACATCTTTTACGCAGTGAAGATATGGATTACCCTTGATGATTTTATTCTGAACCGATGTCTTGCGAATTGAGTTTGGTAGAATTTCAAGAATGATACCATCCTTCTTGATGTGAAAAGATGACTTGATGAGAAAGTCAGTGGCAAGTTGTCCACAGTTGCCATACGGAAAATTGCCAATGATTACATCAAAATCATTCATATTAAAAGTCACAAGTTATGGATATTATAAAACCCTCTTGCGAAAAATGCAAGAGGGCAACTATTAATCGTCGTATATTTTACACTCTGCTGCATCAGGGTGAGCATCACAATACAACTCAAGAGGTGTAGGATCGTGTGTATCTTCTGGATGATGCTCTTTATATGCTTTCAGTGCTTCTAATTCTTCTTCTGTATGTCTCCTTGATTGTGGAGAAATTGTAGGGTCACTCAGAAGATCCTCATCCTTCTGAATGTGTTGGTCGATGTTATCCATATTTTTGTATCAGATTGATATATTTATTTTGATTATTCACTTAATGAACTACCACGCCAGTTCTTAGGTGGTGGAGGATCACATTTTCCTTCAAGTGAACGAACCATAAGTTCAGTGAATTTTTCCATTTTCTCAGCAGAAACTGTCTGTGGTGCATATGTAATTGCATCTTTCAACGCTACAAGTTCATCCCATTCTTCTTGGGTAAGATTCTCAGTGCCAGTTTTTGCTAGAGTCATAGGTTTTTTGCGATGTGTCCCAATATTAGCATTCCAATACATTACTATCTAGAAACTTAATGTTTTCTTTGGGATCACGTTACACTACTTAACAAAATTATCAAGTGCATCAAGATCATCTTTCAGATCTTGTTCTTTCTTTTTATCGTGATAATAAGTCCACAGAGCATTATGAACATCCATCAGATGATCTACCCAGAAACCAGCAGGATAGATTCCAAGTGCATCCATCACACCACGATGAGAGCAACCTTCACGTTCTGCCTTACACATAAGGTAAGTGATTGCTTCTACCATGTCAATCTTATCCTGTTCTGAAAGCATGAAATACTTTCCTACTGCACGTTCTTGTGCTTCTCTGTTTGCCTTTTGAAGTTCTTTGCAAGCATCACTGCCCCACCATTCTGATAGTTTTGCAAAAGCACCTGGGTGGTTTTCATTTTGTTGTGAGAGATGTCGTGTTCCATCATCAGCACCAGGTCTAAAATCATCAATCATCATCTTTACCAAAAAATGTTCCAAAGAAACCAGAGTCTCCTGGTTTGCGATTCTCAAGTTTATCTAGCAAAGAATCGGTGCTTTGCATTGATTCAATACGACTGATAAGATCTGCAATCACAGAACATACCATCGGACGTTCCTGACGAGCAGCGTATGCTAGAGCATTACGCAGAGATTGTTCTGCTTCTTTCAGGGATTCTTCAACAGATTGTGATAGTGCCATACTTCAGGGTTCTCCAAGTCTTTACAACGGGGGTAGAAGATACCATCTTTATAACAAGCATCTTCTGGGTTTGGTTTATCATATTTTACCACATTTGCAGGATAATCCCTAATATTACAGAGTTCTCCTTGTCTGTGAATATAATTATCAAGGCATAATCCCCCAACAAATGGGGCAAGACCTTGTAGCATGTAGAGTGTATACATTAGGATTGTGGGGGCATCCAGAAACCATCATCAGTCAGTGACCAACCAGCAGCAATTGCTTCATCATGGTTGAGAGTTTTTTTACCCTCATACTTGTCTACAATTTTCTGATAATGTTGTTGAGTCCATCCATCATTCCAAGCAGAGTTTGCTTCAATTTTTGCTTTGAGATATTCAGTATGAGTTACTCTATTTTGTGATACTATTCCAATATCGGTTGTGAAAGGTTCTTGAAAGTGTTTATTATCAAGTTCTGCCTTATCGCACATCGCATTCAGTTCTTCTTCTGCGTATTGTTGAGGTTCTTCCCAGAAAGAATTCCAAGCACCCTTACACTCTGGTGAGGGATCATCTTTATCACAACTCAGAGGTGCTTCTCTGTCACCATCCCGCAAGTCACCTACAGTTGCTTGCCAGGCAAGTTTGAACTTATCATCAAACTCTTGCAGATAATACTCAAGGAACTCATAAGCAGCAGTCATTAAGAGTTCTGCTTTATCATTTTGATGTTCTTGAATTTTATCTATTGCATTGTCAATAATTTCACGGGCAGAACAAATCTTAGATGTGACCATCTCAAGGTCATTCATCGTTGTCCAAACCCGATTATAGTTGGCAGGCATAATCAATTTTGCGTCAACAGACATATCATAGCATATTAATTAGGTAATTTCAAGTCTATTATGCCAGTTTGGAGACTGTCCATCCTTTATGATGTCTTGCTTGGTTATTGATAACTTTACTTACCGCACCCCTATTCAAATTATACTTCTTACAAAAATTTTCCAATATACAAGTATATCCAATTTTCCCCTCTGGTGAAATAATTTCATAAAAAGAACCTTTACAATAATTTGGATTATTTTCTCCTTTCATTCTTTTACTATGTTCTGGTCTTTTTTTACCATACATAGGATTTCCACTTTTCATCATTTTTTTACTATGTTGTGGATTTTTTCTTCCTCTTAATTTTTCACCTATAATTTTTGGAAGTTGTGGATATTTTATAAATGAATGATTTTTCTTTATTTTTTCTCTAACCTCTGGTCTTTTTGCTGGATTTTTATCTCCAATTTTTGATTGCCTTATTCTTTCTCTTATTTCTTTTGAATGTGTCTTACCATAAAAAGGATGATTTTCTCCTCTCCATTTTTCTTTCCTTTTTTCATCATACTTATATCCAGAAGGTCCTTCCCCACCATTAGTTTTATTATGAAGAATACCAGTTCCTAAATCTTTTCTTCCAAAGACCGCAATCATATACTTTTCGTGCTTGAATGCTTCTTGTTCTGTTAGATTTTGTTTTAAGAATATTATCCTAGATTTATCTGTTGGTTTTTTGCAAGGTCTTCCCCTATTACAGGATATTCTGTATCCACTACCCTTACCGATGTAATAAGGTGTTCCGTCTTCACGCAAATATGCGTAAGTGTAGTATTCCATCTGCTTTTTGTTTGTGGTAATACTATTTATACAAGAAAAGGAGCATTTCTGCTCCCACTCTTTGCCTTTGAATAACCACAAACAAAAGCACTATTATTTATCGGCAGTATAATCTTGTATTGCCTGCTCTACAATAATTTGTATTTCTTTACTGGTAAGATTATTCATCCAAGACCAGTTTGGATCATCTTTAGACCAATCAAGTGTATAAGACCCATCCTCATTCTGTGTTATCTTAAGACTATCAGCAGTCATCGCAGTCAGTATCCTTATGTTTTTTACGAATCTTTTTCAGTTGTTTGAGTTCTTCCTTAATCATTTTATAGGCAGCATCACTATCAATTTTGTCACCCATTTCCATTGCGATAATAATATCTACACGGGTTCCAAAGTGTGCTAATGCCTTTTCGAAGCAGTCTAGTTCATACATCGGTGTTAGTCCTACAATGTTCAGCAAGAATATCTATACGGGCATCAAGAGAGTTTTCCATCCTGTAGAGTTCATTTGTAGTCTCTACATTTTCTTCTTCCAATACTTTGACTCTCGCTTCCAATTCAGCAAGACGTTCATAAAGTTCATCAATCAAAACAGGATCTTCAAAACCCCATTTCTTTTGAAACCAATTTGTTCCAATCATAATAAACCTACGGATTTAAGATAGTTTCTGAATCTCATATATCTACCCATACTTGGTTGATCTTTCACACCAAGTTGATG